AATCTAAGATAGGTATTACCAGCAAAAACAATTTCACCATTAGCATCTAAGTTTGATCCTGCATGAAATCTATATATATAAGTAGAGCCATGTAATGCGTTATCTAGCTGTAAGACAAAAAGTTCAATAATCGCTGAAGGATTAATTTTTTGAACTTCACTAAAAACAGGATCAGTACTCATGGTTCAAATACTTGTCTAAACGTAGCTTGCACTGTAGCTCTATTTAAATATGGTATTGATTTACTCCACCCTTCGCAAACAAATTTAGATGAACTAGCTTCACCAGGAGGTTGAAAATCAAAACTAGCACTGTCGTTAGCACGAGCATCAAGAAAAGTTTCTATAGTATCTGCTTCTGTTTCTGATACTTCAAAAGTAAAGTTAAATACTTTTGGATTTTGATGTTCAGCTATTCCAAATAAAATTCTATGTTCATATCCATCAGCAAAACGAACGGTGCGTGTTAATGGTGCAGATCGTTTCTGTTGCCCGTATTTAGGTTGAATTGAAGGAAAAGTAGCCATTATGTAAGTAAGCCTCCAGGTCTTTGTTGCTGTACTATTTCAGATTGTACTGCTGCAGAAATAAGACGGCCAAGTTCTCTGCCACCTTGTTCATCACCCTCAACATTCGATCCAGAGGCATCTACGTTTACTACTACATTCGTAGAACTGCCTAACTGATTATTAGGAACTATAGTACCTGATCTACCTGGAACAAATAATTCTGGGCCACGTTCTCCGACAATAAAACTACCTCCTTTTTTAACTGGGCCTCCCTCTGCTCTTCCTGGTATTTTAAGCTCAGAAAGAAGATTATCTACGGAAAATTTAATTAATGATCTTTGTATTTGAGCAAAAACACTACGAGCAACGTCACCAAGAGTTTTAGTACCATTTATCGCACTTTCTATTGCATCGACTATTCCGCTTTCTATTGTTGACCCAATTTCTTGGTAAAGTGCTTCTACTTTTTCTAATTGATTTATCTGATTTAGTTGCTTTTCCAAATCTTCGTCGCTTAATTCAGTTCCTCTTTTTCTAAACTCAGCTATTTTTCTTTCAAGTTCTGCTTTTTCCCTACCCACTTCCAAAGATCTGTTAAGAAAATCTATACGCTCCTGTAAATTAGCTGCAATAGTTGGATCGGTTGACGTAGTAAACGCACTTGCTCCTCCTCCTAAACCTTCATCCATAGCTAACTTCAAAGAGTTTTGCATAACTGATTTTGTTAGCATACCTTGAACCATTTTTGTTTTCCCTCCTCTTACATTTTTCTTTTTAGAACCTCTTTGTTCAGTTACTATTTCGTTAAATCTTGCTAAATCAGAGCCACTTAAACTTGCTTTAAAATTTGTAAATTGTTGAGGTACAGTAAAACCCGATAAAATCTTGTTAAGTGCATTTATAGCAGGAAGTATCGCTTTAGCTAATACTGCCTGTAGAGAAGCTCCTAATTGTCCAAAATTTCTAGCTAACTCTTTTGAAGATTTACCTAATGCTTGTACCCTTGCTAATCCATCTTTTCCAAGAGTAAGAGTTAATTCCTTAGTAAGTAACTTTGCTAATTCCTCCTGTTTACCTAGTTTTTTAAGAGCTTCTGCTCTTTTTTCAGTTGCTTCGCTGCTAAATAATGATTTTTCAGTAACAGTAGCTAGTGCTCCTTCTACATCTTGTAATCCTTCTCCAAATGCTTTAACACCATTTATAGCATTAGTTAATGATTGAAGTGCTGCTGTAGCTGCAATACCCCCTGCAAATCCACCCATCTGTCCAAACATTCCACCAATACCACCGCCAAGACCACCAGCCAATGCCCCTAATGGTCCTTGACCGAACAGTAATGGGAAACCTCCACTTATAAGAGCACTTTGAGTATCAAATCTCCGAAGCAAGTTTGCTCTAGTATTTGGACTAGACCCTGCTCTACCCTGTAATAATTTTCCAGTTCTTTTATCAAAATTAAGACCCATACTGGTTGGACCCATCGCTGGACCCTGCATTGGTGCTAACTGAGGTCCAATACCGCCTGGACCTATAGTTGCGAACTTACCTGAAGCTATTTGCTTCTGAAGTTGAGTTTGCTTTATTAACTGCTTAGTAGTTTCTTGTTCTGCCTTTAATTCCTCTATAGCTAATTTTCTTTGAACTTCTGCTGCTTTAAATAGCTTCTTATTATCCAATATAGCAGCCCTTCTTATGTGTGCTCTTGCCTTGTCTACTTTTAGTCCTTGTTCTTCCTGCTTATTTATTAGATCTCCTATTTTACGAGTTTGAATCATAGATGCCCGTTGAGCATCCTGCATTTTTAATTTCTTTTCTTCTAATTTTTGCGTCTGAGCAGATATTTTCAGGGGTTTTGCTAAATTTTTTCTGAAGTCTGCTATTCTTTTTTCCAGCGTTTTTAATTTACCCTCTACTTTTGAGGTATCTAAAGTTATATTTACACTGTAATTTGAGCCAGCCACCAAAAAAATTAATACGATACTAAAAGTTTAGCGTACCTTACGCATTTGGGCTTGTTTTCGTGAATCATCATACGCTTTCTTCTCTTGTTCAGCTTTTATTTCAAAATATGCACTCCAAGCAAATAATTCTTGGGTAGACATTTTTTCTCTTATTTCTCTATGGGTATAACCTAGTTTCTCTGCTATAAAAAATTGTAAAAATACAAAACTGTCTTTTTCTAACTTAGCTTTTTACGGCATCAGGGCTTTCCTCCTCGCCCACTCCTTGCATTTTAGTCATTATATCTAATAAAACAGATAGAGGTATTTCTCTTCTAAGTGATGGTAGATCTCCTGATGAAAATATTTTTGCACCTGTTTCATCCTCTGATTTGGTAACAATAACTTGTAATGCAAAATCAAGGCTACCCTCATCTTGTCCCTTGTTCATAGCTATTAGTGTACTGTTTATAGTGTCTCTATCAGCTATTGTGAGAGGTGTCCAAAATATTTTTAAAATAAGCTCATCTCCTTTAAAAACAGAATAACTACTACGTTCTTCAACACTGAAAGCCTGTTTCAGTTTGTCGATTGCTCTTACTGGTGTCATAAAAATTTGTATCTATTCTTGTAGTATAACTCAACCATATACACTCGGCATATTACTTGTAAATCTTTTGCTAGTTCCTATAAATGCAATATTTATATCAGATAATATTACTTTATTTTTCGTGTATATTTTATACCAATGTGGAGTGTAGGTAAAAGTTAATGGGCTTTTTGCTGTTCTTCCTACATCTTCGTAAGCTATTGTTCCTAGACCTTTTACAGGAATTTTTGCATTTTTATTGTTTATTGTAAAACCTGCATAGTTTATTTCATTTCCTATATAAACAGGTTTACTTAAAGGTGTAAATACAGATTTTCTTTTTATAGGAACTCTAGGTGTTTGGTTAGGCACTGGACCGCCTACTTTGGACCCAAGTTCTATCCTAAATTTACCAACGCTTTTGGTTACCACTTTTGTAGGTTGTACTGGACTCGTAGATATTTTCCAACTTTTTGCAGAACTACCTGTCCACCACGGAGCAAAAAATTGTAACTTATAGGCAATTTCAGCAGCAGCATTTTTCTTTGCCTTCAATATGTGATCTTCCAGATCCTTCGTTAAAAATGATATGTCCTTAACCATTAGCAGTAAATGTACAGGTAATAGCACTTAAAAAATGACTATCTTGTTCGTTGTTTACAGTTGTCGGTCCAGCTAATTGAGATACACGAGGAGACACTGCAAAAGTATCTACATAAGTACCTGTATTAACAGATTTTAGTCCTGTTATAACAGATTCAGCTATAGCAGAGGCACTTGCTGTTCCCTTATTTTTAGGGGTCATTACTCCACAACTTATAGAACCAGAATAATATGTAATAGCTGCTCCTTGAGGTTGAGTTGTGGATTGTGTAAAATCAAGGCTCACCATTACATACTTTCTGTTTAAACCTGGAGTGTTAAATGGTGTATTATCAAAAACCACCGTTACGGTTGGGTCAGCATTAGCTACTGCATCTTTTATTGCTGTTTCAAACGCTGCTCTTGCTTTTACTAAAGTCATTAGAAGATTATATCAATACGGAACAGGTATTCCTGTCCTCCTTTAAGTGTACGAATATCTGTTATCTTTGCTCCTCTAGTCGATCCAGAGAATGTAAGAGTTATCTCATCTTGCAGTAAGGGTTGGTTATCACCTATTAAATCTGGTGTTATGTATAATCGTGCAATATTTTCTTGAAATCCTGCTTCTTCAGTGGACTGTATAAATTCTATAGGAACTTTTATTGTATAGCTGGTATCGACTGTTATGTACTCACCTGTGTCTGAGTTATAGCTAGATACACCCTTTCGTGTATAGATAATTGAGGTGTCTAATGAGTTCCCAAGTTGAGACACCACCTGTTTAGCTATTTGCTTAAATGCTGAGTCTAACTGTTCTGCCATTATCCGCGTACCGCCCTAAGTTGAAAAGCTCCTGATCCACCAATCATGTATGCTCCAAGATAACTTTGTAACCAGGGGTAGACATCCATAATATTGTTTATAGATCCTGTTCCCTGACTATCAGTATTGTACTTGACTTCTATATCCCCTAATTTAACCTCACTAAAATTACCATCTTTACCAGTAGTACCAGTTATAGCTCCAGTATCATTTGCCAATGCTCTTGCTAATTCAA